AGTATATCTTTTTCAGGTAAAACTCTATTTAAGAAATTAGGTACAGGAGTATCAGAAGAAATATCTAAATTTATTCGATTGGTTGCATATCTTACAAATGATACCTTTAACTTATTACCTATGCGACCAATATTTGCAAGTGGTGCAAAATCCGGTTGTTTTAAGACTTTTAAGATATGAGCTTTGAGATATTTTTCAACACCAGCTGGAGAAGCCTTTAAATTGTTTTTTATAGTAGAGAATTTAATATCCTGTCTATAATCTTTTAAACGATCAAATTCTCTATTCAACTGTACAGTAAAGTAATGGGTAGCTAAGTCTAATTCATACGGGTCATCATAATCTAAGTTATTTAAAAAGTTAACAATATCAGGACTAAAAGTACTAATGTTTATATTTTTTAAAAACTCTTTGTATAAGTTAAACCTATAGTTACCGTCTTTTACTGCTTCTGTTGCTTTGTAGTTTTTCCAATCAACTAGATACGCATTATAAGCTTCAGACATTTCGTTATAACTAGTGTCTTTATAATAATCCTTGTATTGATTAAATGTTAATGGACTTGTTGTATCTAAGTTAATCATAAATTTAATCCGTCTCTAATTTGCTTATCAATTATATTGTGTTGAGTTTTATTTATACCAGTCCACGCTGACAACGAATCAACATTTCTCGGGGTATTGTTTAAAACATTACTATAATCTATAACAGATTCCTTTTTAACATTGTTATAGCTGTTTACAAAAGGGTAAAAGTCATATATAAGAGATAAGTTAGATCCTGTTGTTGTTTCATCTAAAGGCCAACCCCAGCTAGAACTTAAGTTAAAATTACTAAGCGGGTACTGACTAGTAGTTGCTCCAGACTCTACTGTTGTAATAGGAACATTCATGGGCTCTATCAAGATATATTCATTATTGAATCTTTGTCGGGCCACAAAATTAGTACCAGCTGTAACAGTATATGTTTCCACGGACAGTGGGTTACTAACATCAATATTGACACCGTAAGCGGAATTTTGGGTGTAAAAGGTATCAAAGTTATTATTATACTTTTCAGGGCTTCCAATAAGTTTACTAACCCTTATAGTCAAGAAATCGTACAATCTTTTTAATTCAGGTGGTGCAAGCAATAGAGAAAAATTAGGATCTTCGTTGAGTATTTTATATAAATCCTGTAATTTATCTATGTTACATTCATCAACGTCTGCATTGTTTTCAACGAAGTTTGCGACTTTTTCGTATATTTTTTTACCATAAAAATTCGATCTATTAATATTATTACCTACAATTTTACCTAACACTTCAGAAAAAAAGTCAGATCCTTCATTTACGAGCACATCTTGTAGTCTATAATCTTTAAGAGTTTGACTGTAATTAAAATTCTCATTATGTTTACATTCTTCCCCAGTATCATAAGAAACAACGTTAAAATACATACTACCTGTGATAAGAGGTGCATTAGTATCGTTTATATCTATAGATGGTCTCGCGCTTACTCCTAAGATTTTATTTTCATATAAACTTTTAGGTGTTATATTTAAATAACCAAAAGAGCTAATCTGAGTACTACTTAAAGATGTACTAAACGGAAATTTGTTAGTACTCAAGCTACTTATAATCGTTGATGAAGTTGATGCACTATATGTACCTGGATCATCGTAAGGTGGTCCACTACTAAGTATAGCAGATAAATTATAAACCAAGGCACTAAATGTATTAGGAATACTATCTTCTACCCCTTGAGCACTCAAAGTAAACTCTGGATAATATTTTAAAATATTACCACTAACATCTCCAACAGAAGCGAAGACCTGAAAATTTGTATCTGCAATTTTTCTATTATGTACAGGCATATCTTTATGACCTGTGCTTGTAAAAACTATCTTAGCAGGAGTTGAAGGTCTGACTTTAATATCAAAGTAACCAATATTACTTTCCATGTAATTTATTCCTGCTAAATTAATATCTGTAGGAATGTCATTTATGTAAAAATCTGGTAATTTATTTTTAGATGTATCTAAAGCACCAATTAATCTAACAGTACTAGGTAGGTCATCAAAGTAATAAATTTTAGGAGCTAATTCAGGATCGACTACTGACTCTGCATATAGCATAGTACCACTAGGACTAGTAAGACCTGTTTGATCTATTTCAATAGGAGTCTCACCATCAGTATCTAATTCAAAATATTTTGGAGTTAAATTTAAAGTAATTTTATTTGTACGTTTATACTCACCGTCTTCAAGAGTGTAAAAAGATCTAAAAGGTAATAAGAAAGCGTATTTGTAATTATTATCGTAAATATCACTCTTACTACCACTAGCAGTAAAGTATACAGTATTACCATTTGGATTATAATCCTGCCATGTAGTTCTTACATATAATGGAATAGCGTTTCTACTTAGATCAGCATTACCTGCATTAATTGAGAAACTGGATACCCCTTTCATAAGAGAGAGTTCTGTTTCCTTATAATTGTAAATAGTAACTGTTTTAGTTAAACTACCTAGGTATGAGTCTCCTTGACTATCATAGTAAAAAACTTCTATAGTATAAGTACCTGGATAGTTATATATATGATTTACTTGAGTTACATTAGCAGTACTAACAGATGTACCGTCACCAAAATCCCAGACTAATTTAGCTTGACTTACTTTATCAGCTATGTTATTATTGATATCTCCTGTTACGTGAGATGTAAAGGTAAAATCAGTAATATTAGTGTAGCCTGATAAACTGCTAGGAGTAACAGTTACAGGTGCAGCAATTCTTTTAATGATTGTAGCGCTTTGATTTTCAGGCATTAGTATTCAACAGTTGTTTGTTTAGTTACTGGTATAACAGTAATTTTACTCTTTATAGCATCAAGATCCTCTATGTAAGGTATTTGGAAATAACGTAACTTATAATTAGTATCTATAATCTTGAAATCCCTACCATTATGTACGGGATTATAAATCCCGATGTTCAACCCCTCTTTAACAAGTTGATTATTATCTCTTGTAGTAACAAAGCTATCAACTCCTTGAATACTTAAAATTTGGCTATTTAAAGATTGAATATCAACAGTTTGTCCTAACTTAGAGTTAGTAAAATAATTTTGTAATATGGTAACTACTTTGTTTTTTATAGTTTCATCGTTAACAATAGAACTATTGTTTCTATAAATTACTAAACTAGAATCATCTTTATAACTAAGAACGTTACTTTCTGTTGATCTGCGAACTGCAAAGTCAACAGCTAAGTAAACCGGATCAAGGAAACTTATTTCAGCATTGAGTAACTTATACTTTCTCATTTCGAACTGAATTTCGTTTTTAAGAGAAGCTGGTAAGTAATTAGATCTTGTTACAATTGAGTTACCTTTTTTGAATTTAGGTACTACGGTTAAGAAAATATTATTAACATTGAAACTGTCTGAGTACTGATACTGATTATACAAGGCATTATTATGACCTGTATAACTAGCCATACCAAGTTCATTTCTAAGGTAAGCTAAAAAGTCATTTACATAGTCGGAATTGTTACTAGCTTTAATATCATAAGTTAAGTTTTTGAAATTTCTTGTTATAAAGCTTTCATAGTCTTGCTTAGTAATTAACTTGTATTCTGAATTAAAGAATTTAGGAGTATTATTCCTCATTTCTTCTACGGTCTCTTCAGTACTATAAGATGTACTATCTTCTGTGTTTGTAGCTGTAATTTCAACGCTATCATTAACAGAGATATAATTTACAGTAGCATCTTTTATGTTTGCAAAGATTTGATCATACTTTGTAGTATTATAAATGTTGATTGAAGATCCACTAAAATTGCTTTTTGTAATCTGACCTTCTTCACCTGAAGATGCAATGTAGTATATTGCAATAGTATCTCCAGATCTCAATCTCTTACCATTTATGTTATTACCAAATTTAATTTCGTAATTTTTATTTTCATTGAATCTACATTCAAAAACCCTAGCATTTGGATTACTCAAATAAAGAGAAGGTACCCTTTCATATTAAAACCATTTATCTTCTCCAGCAGATGATGTTGCAGATTCTCTCACAAAAATCTTGATACTAAAATGATCTATAATAACTGAAGGCCCTGGCAATAGATTAACTGTTTCAAAATTATCTCCAATTGCTGTAATGTTAGGATACTCTTTATACTTACCTTCATAAAATAGAGAATTATCTATGATAGATAAATCTTCTGCTACACTATTATTAAGTTTTCTGAATGAAATATCTTTTGTAGTAGAATATGTTTTACCTTTTGAAGTAATAAATGAAAATCTAGGTATAGTATAGTAACCAGCAGATAAATTAGCCGAGCCATTTAATTCTATAGGTACTATCGCTGATTGTCTTCCTAGTGGTTTGTAATCTAGAAGTTTAACTATACGGTTCATGTTCTCATACAATTGCGCATCGGAGAACATAGCTTCAGAACTAGTTTGATTTAGATAGAATAAAAGCGTGTGGAACGAGTATGCGATAACGTCTACGATAGCATTTAAGTTACTACCTTCAAAGTTTTGATCTGTAAATAACGATGGTGAACTATTCAAACGCTGAATAATTAAATCTCGCATACTTTGTGCATCAAAAGCTGCGTAACTATCTACAGGTAAATTAAATTCTGTTATATCTGCCATAATTAATTGTATCTAAATCCATTTTCGTCGAGAATACCATCTAGACTCGTTCTTAAATTATTTAAGTCTGGAATAGTTATACTTATAATAACTCTGTATTCATTATCATTTTCTCTTGCCTCAATGTCGACGTTATTGAGAATTATACGAGGCTCATATTCTGTTAATTGCTCTACAATAGTAGTACCAATTTCTCTAGCTGTTTCTTCTGTTATTGGTTCAAAAAGATATTGTCTTAAGTCTAAACCAAAACTAGGGTTCAATATTTTCTTCCCAGGCATAGTATTAAAGATGTTTTCTACAGAATTCTGTATAGCTAAAAGATCGTAATCCAATTGTACGTCTTTCTTTTGCCCGGTATCTTTCAAATACTTGTTAGATAACTTAGTCTTTAATGCAAACGGTAAGTGCAGATCAGCGTAAATGTGACCTTGCGGCTTTGTTTGATCAGATAAAAAATCTAAAGTAATAGCCATTTTAATTATTTAATAATAAAACAAAAAGCATAAATAATTAAAATGGGAAAATTTAACGAAATATACGAAGAGGTATACCAACGCTTTGAGAAAACAAGCGCAATTCCCGGAGACTATGTAAAAATACGTTCTAATGTAAAAAGCTCCGACTGGTATAAAAACCTAGACGAAGCCAGAAAGGGCTATGTAGATAATATTATCTCTTTACAAGAAGCGGGTAAATTTATTTTATTTAGTGCTATCAAGTCTACTCAATATGAAACAAATGCTTTAGGCTCTAAAGAGTATATTGCTGATATCACTGTTGAAGAAGCACCTGGATTTTATAATAATGCTTTGTCTATACCTATTAATTAATCGAATTCGATGAGAAAGCCGATGTTCATAGAGGTACTAGAACAGATAAAACCAATGAAAAAGAAGAAAAAATTACTTCTAAACCT